CTGAACCTAACCATTTACCGATCTTGGATCCAGTGTTTGCATTTCCAAACATGGATCCAATACTCTTACCAACAATTGATCCCGCAGCAGAAAAAGGTTTCTGCTTTGGTTTCTTACTTGTTGATAGAGCACTTAGCTTCTTTTCAAGCGATTGGATCTTCGCTAAAGGAGTAGCTCCCTTTCTTTGTTTTGTCTTTCTTGTCATTGTATTGGATGCCTCATGACGAGAGCGACTGTACATCAATGAAAAACTCATTACTGAGAACCGCCGTGCAGTCTGTTGGCGTTCTGGTTAGCACTAAAGTAATAGTTTTGGGGAATAACATTCATTGACCCAATGCTTTCCAAGCAGGTAGTTTGAATTCTTCGGAATATGAATCTAAATTGGGAGCAACACATGGGATTGGTGTTCAACAATTGTTGAAACCAATTCTGTGTCCTGATAGAAATTTTCAATAGCGATTTGCGCTTCTGGTGTTATTCCAAAAGCCAACCAAAATGAAAATCGGGTTTCACAACTAATTTCAGTTATTACTTCTCTCTTCATGCCAATGGTGAGATCTCGATAGGTGCCAATAGTGGGATCAACCAACATCTTTGCACCTTCACTACCACGAACTAACATGGTATAGAAGTGCTGCAAGATTGGGATCCCTCCAGTGAGTGAAAGCCCACACTTTCCTATCGATGCCATCCACATCTTGGCAACCTTATGGTTGTCAAGAGGTTTCAAGGCGACACAATCCTTAGTTATACTCACACGTGGGTCTCGTACCATGATATAGTCCGAACCATCAAAAACTGGTTGGGACTGGCAGAAAGATATGTGCTCAATTTCATGAACAGTATCCTCCACCTCCATGGAGAAACCCATAGTGATAAACCAATCGACAAGTGACTCTCTAAAACGAGCCTCATGCTTAGACTCCATGAATATGACACAATCATCCCCATCATTTACAAGTCTTACCTTAATTCCAATTTCTTGGGCATAGGCATAGACTAGTGAACATGATAAGAGACAATTTCCAAGTGCAGTATTAACATCACCAGACATTCTTCCTCCGGTGGTGGTATACTTAGCTTTTCCATCAATTAAATTAATAAAGCATTTGTTC